ATTCGAAGCAATTAAATTAATTCCAGTAATAAATCCCGGCGACAATAAAGAAAACTTTACATTATTATATCATATAATAGAAGATACACTAAAACATATAGATTCAATGCAAGTAGATAAAGCCGACGAAAACCTGATTGGTAATATAGCAGAAAATCTAAAAAATAGTAAAGGATTAATAAATTTACAAATAAGTTGAATATGAAAGAAGGAAAACAATATAATTCATCGCCAAATCAATTGGCTAATTTGCGAACAGGTACATTTAAAGATGACAAAGAGATAGCAAAGAGAGCGCAACAAGCAAGTGTTGAAGCAAGGAAAAGAAATAAAATTGAACGAGAGATTCAAAAAGAGATTGTACATACACGAATGACAATGTGCGATGAAATATATCGGATTATTCAAGAAAATGGTGGTCTTCAAGAAGTAACATTAAGTGCGATACATAATTGCATAGAAAATGGGCAAAATAGAGATTTATTAAAGCTATTAGAATTAATTAAACCAGCTGAAAAACAAGATATAAAAATTTCTGGCAATGTTGGAGTTGCAAATACTATTATTAATGTAATTCCAGTAAAGGGAATAGAAGATGGAAATAAATCTTGAGATTCCTGAAAAACTTTTATTTTTACTTACCACTAAAAAACGTTATAAAGTAGCTTATGGTGGTAGAGGTTCTGGAAAATCTTGGTCAATAGGAGCTTGTTTAATTGCCAAAGCTCTTGAAAAGAAATGCAGAATACTTTGTACAAGGCAATTGCAAACATCAATAGCTCAATCAGTACACAAGCTATTAAGTGATACAATAAGTCGTTTAGGTATAGAAGACAGATTCGAAATCACTCAAAATGTAATTAGATGCGATAATGGTTCTGAATTTTATTTCAAAGGCATTCAAAATAATATCAATGAAATTAAATCAATAGAAGGTATAAACTATTGCTGGGTAGAAGAAGCTCAATCAGTAACTAAAGAAAGTTGGGATGTTCTTATACCTACAATAAGAGCAGAAGATTCTGAAATTTGGATAAGTTTCAATCCTGATAGAGAAGAGGATGCAACATATCAAAATTTTGTTGTAGCAAAGCGAGATGATTGTACAAGTGTTTTAGTCAATTACACAGACAATCCATTTTTCCCAGAAACATTAAGAAGGGAAATGGAATATTGTAAAGAAGTTGATTATGGTAAATATGAACATATTTGGCTTGGCAAAACAGTAATAAACACTGAAGCTCAAGTATTTCATGATAAATTTGAACTAAAAGAATTTGAAACTCCAAACGGTATGACATTTTATTATGGCTCAGACTGGGGTTTCGCAAATGACCCAACTACGTTGGTTAGATGTTTTATTAAAGACCACTGCTTATATATCGACTACGAATCGGGAGGAGTGGGGGTTGAATTTGAAGAAATCCCCGCTCTTTTTAAAAAGGTTCCGTATGATAGACAATGGGAAATAAGAGCAGATAGTGCTAGACCAGAAACGATATCTTATGTGGCAAGACAAGGTTTTAACATTAAAGCCTGTCCAAAATGGCAAGGTTCAGTAGAAGATGGTATTGAATATATAAGAAGTTTTAGGCGAATTTATATTCATCCAAGATGCCAGCATACCTATAAAGAATTTGAATTTTATTCTTATAAACAAGATAGAAATACAGGTGAAATTTTACCAATAGTGTTAGACAAAGATAATCACTACATAGATGCTATACGATACGCACTTAATCCATATATACAAAAGAAAGTATCAATATTGAGCGTACTTGACTAACACTAGAATGCACGAGACTGCATTTAAATTACGGTTTATATATAAAACTATGGATAATACTTTTTGGAACAAAATAACAAACTATAAAATTTTTGGACATATAATATTTTCAAAAGAAGAAATTTGCCAAGAAACTCAGCATGAAGGACAAATTTATCAAGTAGAAGTAAAAAAAGATTATTTCGATTCTGAATTTAATTTAGATAACAAGAAAGACGATAATGACAGAAGAAAATAAACAACAAGTAGAAAATGGACTTGCAACTGCAATGGGCTTAAATGACCTTGAGGGACAAATGACTCAAGATATCATTATAAATAATGCTACTAATAATCTTTTGTCATTAAATTTTGTCCCATTGGCAAATACATATAAATCTAATGGTTTTGCAAAACTAGCAGTAGATTTACCTGTTGCTGATTGTTTTCGTGATGGTGGATTTGAATTAGATAGCGCTACATTAAACTCAGACGAATTAAAAGAACTACAAGAAACTATTGAAGAAAAAGACGTTGAAATAATAAAACAATGTTTACGTTGGGGTAGATTGTATGGTGGCGGAGTTATTCTTTGCAATACCAATCAAAAACCTGATACACCTTTTAATCCTGAAACAATATACAAAAAGCCTGTTGAATTTTTAGCGTGTGATAGATGGCAATGTTATCCTTTAGCTACAAGCTTATATTTAGCAGAGCAGTTTTTACTACAAGATAATATGATGGGCGAAAAAGGTAATAATGTCATATTTGACGCTTCAAGAGTAAAAACGTTCTCAGGCGAGGTTCAACCTTATTATATTAGAAATCAATTGCAAGGTTGGGGTGCTAGCATATTTGAATCAATAATTCCTCAATTAAATCAATATATTAAAGCAAACTCGGTAATTCTTGAACTTTTAGACGAAGCTAAAATTGATATTTTGAAGATATTTGACATGGCAAGTTTATTAGGTAGTGCAGAAGGTGAAAGACTAGTTAAAAGAAGAGCTGAGTTGTTTGCTTTACAAAAAAGCTATAAAAATATGGGCGTAATGGACTCTCAAGATGATTACATCCAAAAGACCATGACATTTGCCGGCTTAAATGAAATGCTTGAAAAAATATTTTTACTTATTTGTTCAAGCTTAAGAATACCTTATTCAAAAGTATTTGGCCGTGGTGCTAGTGGTTTTAGCTCAGGCGAAGATGATTTAGAAAACTACAATGCTATGATAATGTCTGAGCTTAGAGTGCCAGTTCAACCAATAGTTAAATGGATAGCAAATATTAGATGTTATCAATTATTTGGTCGTAAAGTCGATGATTTAACCATTAATTGGAAACCGCTTCGTGTAATGACCGAAAAAGAAAAACAAGAGATTGATTCAGGCAAGATTAGTTCATATATGCAACTGCTTCAAGCAAGGGTAATGACGCCTAAACAGGTTGCAGAAAAACTTAACCAAGAAGAAATTGTTGCTTTTTCAGAAGAAGAATTAAATGAAATTGATGACTCTTTTGAAAATATAGACGACGAACTAATGAAGCAAGAAGATATAACAGTAAATAATAGTTTATGGCAAAGAGCTCTTGGAAAGTTAAAATGGAATTAAAGCCTATCCCTTATAAAAAACAATATGAACAGATAATTGCCAACAAAATAGTTGTTTGGTTATGGGCAAATATATTCAAAGAATGTCTTGTAATATTAGAAGAAAATACCGTTATAAATGACTCTAATATAATAATAGCAGCATTAGAAGCAGGTTCTATATATTATCAAGATGGAGCATTTTATTCTAAAACTGGAAGATTTAATAATAAAATTAGTAAAGAGCTTGAAAAGCTTGGCGCTAAATATTCTAAATATCGCAAAGCTTATTTAATTGACAAATCTAAAGTTCCAACAGAAATACTTGGGGCAATAGATATGATGAAGGCAAAAACTGCCGGTAAAGTATTGGCATTGCAAACATTTTTAGATTATCAATTAGGAGAATTAAACAAAAAAGATAAAAATATAATCTTTGATAATATTGTAGACAAAATTATGATGAATCTACAAGAAAGATTATATAAAAATGCTGAACAACATAAAATCGAACTTATATCTCCAAAATTAACAGACTTTAGAGCAAATGAAATAGCTAAACGATATACAGACAATCTTAATTTTTGGATTAAAAACTGGACTGGTGATAACATAACAAGAATGCGCTCTATGGTTGGTCAGATGGCTATAGAGGGACGTTCTCGGCAAGATGTTGCAGATTATATTATGAAAGAATTTGGTATCTCTCAACGTCACGCTATGTTTCTAGCAAAGAATGAAACTGCAATAGCAACTACTTCTTATTTACAAGCTAAGTATAAAGAAGAAGGTTTTGTTTTTTTTCGTTGGCATACAAATATCGATGGGCGAGAGAGACCTTTGCATAAACAATTAAATGGTAAAATATTTCGATTTGATAATCCACCAATAATTGATGAGAGAACAGGTCAAACTGGATTACCAGGAGAAACATACAATTGTCGTTGTACATTATCTCCTATAGCGTCTAAAGAATTTTGGGAAAATCGAAAGAAATTATATAAAGTACAAAATAGTTTAATATCTAAACTTAGAGGTTTATTAAATGCTAAAATCAAGTGAAAAACAAACATTAACAGTTCATAATAAAATGGAACTTGGCGAAGATATTTCTGTTGAAGCAAAAGGAAAAGGCAGAAAATTTGTTTCAAGATTTATTGAACCAGGTGTAGCTCATTATGAAGAATTTGGTGATGTTTTAATTACCAAAGAAACATTAGATGGATTTATTAATACAATGGTAGGTTGTCCAGTTATTATTCAACACAAAGATATAGATGATGAAAATGTTGATAAAGAACGTGTTGGTGTAATATCTAATGTATGGTTCAATCAATTTGATGGCTGGTATTATTGTGATGGTATAATTTGGGATAAACAAGCTATTGATTTAGTTAAAAATCAAGATTGGTCAGTATCTTGTACTTATGATTTTGATAGTGATAAACTTGAGAAAACACATAATGGCAAGAAAATAGATATGGAATTTACTGGCGGCGAATTTTTACACTTAGCTTTAGTTCCAAATCCACGCTATGAAAGGGCAAATATAGTTATGAATGCCAAAGAAAAAGATGACGATATTGAATGGATA